TAGCTACTTTTTCTGAAAAACCTTTCACGCAATGAGCTGCCTTTTCCATCTTCGCACTTAACCTATCCTGAAGATCCAATACTGCACCTAGTTTCACCTATTTTCCTCCTTTCTTAATCTTTTCAGCTTCCTTATCTTCATCTTCTAACTGTACTTCCATAGAGGCATACATGAATTTTCTTACTCTAATATCTTTCATATAGATTTCATCCGGAGAAATATGATGTCTTTGAAAAATAGCATGTATTAATCCAGTTTCTCCTCCGGATCGAATGAGTTTTTTATTTCTTCAATATCTGTACCATCATCAAAGCCAGATAAAGTAAGGATTTCATCCCCAAGCCTAGACATTTCCCCCGCTAAGAGACGTTGCTGAATAACATCAATAGGATCATGAGTGCTATACTTTTCTAACAACTTAAGATGATCCCATTTAGGTTCAAGACACGCTTCTTTAATTAGAGAAGCATTAAACTTATCGCTATCTAATTCTTTGTCTATTTTTCCCAAACGTTTATTTTTAACTGGAAACTCACATCTTTTTCGAATTCTATTAACCACTTTAGTTTCTAAGCCTTTAATTTTAAAACTTACTCCAAATCTTTTCATCAAAACATTTTTAATAGGTATTTCCTCAGTATTTAAGAGAGATTCCAGAATATCCTTCTCATTCTGTCTATCTAATTCTTTTTCATTATTCATTGTTTTTTCCTCCCGCAATTAAAATAAGGAAGACTCTTTAAGCCTTCCCTCTATTATTCTTCAATTGTATCTAATAGTTCATAATCAACAAAAGTAAACTCCAGTTCTTCCTCTACAATGTCTCCAGCTTTCCACTTTTGCAGAGGTATTTTATCGAACATAACATTTTTTAATCTAGTCCGCTCACAGCCAAAAGCTTCAGGGTCATCAAGCTTATAAATCAGTTCTGTGTAATAAGGAGTAGCACGATCATCTCTGACTTGACCTATTTTCTTTAACCATTCAGAAGTAACTTTCATACCTTTTAACTTCCCTTTACCAGTTAAGCTAGTAATCTTATGCCCTACCCAACGAGTACCAGATCGCTTGATTTCTTCTTTTTTGATTTCTACTTCTGCTTCCACTTCATTAAAGTTAGTGAGCCATCTTCCAGCTTCCCAAACTTCCCCAAAGTGGCCGTTCATAGTTCTGCTGCTATCTAACATTTATCTCCCTCCTTTCTTAATTAACCACCACATTTAAGAAAATAAATTCCATGCTGTCTGTAGGGTCAACTCCAACATCCAAGTAGACCTTATCCCCCTTGCTGACCAAATCCTTGCTAAGTTCAACTGCATGAGTCTTAGAAATAGCTTTTCCAATAGCTAAGGTTTCTAAGTAGTATTTAATAGCTGAAATTAGAGCCCTTTGACCATCTTCGTTATTATCAAGTTTTCCAATATACTGGTCATTTCCGGTCTTGGTAATGTCATCAGAAATAGCATCTAGGGTGCGAATAACCCTAATCTTACTAAATCTCTCATTCTGCTCTTCAGCATAATTAGTAAGGGTATTAATCCCTCTTTCTACTTTTACTTTCTCCCCATCATGGACTAAAACTAAACTGCCAGCTTTTAAGGCTGCTTCAATTTGAGCATTTGTAAGTCTCTTGGTAACATCGTCTATATCGTAGATTTGAGCATAGGTGATGGACTTATTAATTGGATTACCGGCAATCATCCCTGCAATCCTAGGAGCAAACTGAGCACTGGAGTATTCTTTACCATAGATTTTAACTCCGGAAATCAGATTAACAATCCCTTCATGGTTGCAATTTTTAGACCTGGCATTACTGGCCACCACATCCTGATCCTCAACTACTGAACCACCTATAACTAGAGTAACTTTCTTACCTTCATTTCTTAGTCTTTTAACCCAGTCTTTAGTGGATGCCTGTAAAGCCGGGTCAGTGACTCCATCCAGAACAAAAACATTAAACTGCTGAGCTTCAAAAGCATCCATAGCATCAATGTAGTCAGTATTGGTTACAGTAAGCCCACCATCTCCCGAGGTAAAGTCAGCACCTGCCACAGCTCCCAAAGCTGTATCAGTCAGTTTTTCTGCAGTAAATAGCGCATCAGAATCAGCATTGATAAGCCTAATAAACTCTGCATTACTAGTTGCGGTATAGGCTTTAATGAAAACGGTCTTCTCAAAGACTTTCAGGTCTTTTTTAGTATTGTCTACTATATTGGGCTGCACTGTAACTTTAAAGTCGTTGCCCCTGGCCCCCTCATATTTAGCAGTTAGCTTTAGAGCATCGGCATTGGAAGTATCCTTAAGAGTCAGGGTGGCTTTTTTAGCAGAAGCTCCAGCTAACCTGTAAGCCAAAACTTTCTTAGTCCCACCTTTTAAGGCCTGGCGGATACTGAATAAAGCAGTACCGGTTTCCCTATCACTAAAGGTATCCACCAACTGCTTTTCTGTTTCAATGGTTACAAATTGCTTCACCGGTCCCCAATCAGTTCTAACGGGCATAGCTACTATTCCCCGCTCTCCTCGGGCAATCTGAGCAATAGCAGCAGCTTTGAAATTGATAAAGAGTCCAGGACGAATCTTATCTTCAGTTATGTTCCAAGTTCCTCCGGCCATCTATTTAACCTCCCTTCTCATAAAAACTACAATAGCATCAGCCACTTCATCCTTAGTAAACTCAGTTTCTTCTCTACCATACAAAGCTCCAGAAATTAATTCTGGATTGACGTTAAAAAGAGCCTTGGCATTAGCCAAAAGCTCTTCTCTAGCATATTTGCTTTCATTCTCCATCTTTTCTCATCCTTTCATTATGATGGACTTCTCTAATTTTTTCTACCTTAGGGAATTGGCGAACATTAGGACTAGTTGTTTGTAAGGAAAAATATACTGCTTTTTCTTTTCCTTTTATATTTCCCTCTATATCAATTACACGAATAAAACGATCGCTATTAAGTAAAGGTATAAGCATATCCTTCATAAAAAGATTTTCTATAATGTCTTTAGCTGGAATTAAATCTTTGAATTTATCAGCAAAAAGAATTAATTGCCACCGACGCTTATTAAGAGAGTACTGACGATTTTGATTTTCCAGTCTGTTTTTTATTTCCTCCAAATAAAAACAAGGACGCTTAAAACCAACCCAAGCTTCCTCCATATAAATGCAGTGATTAGGAAAAGCACTAAGTATTAAAGTTTTAATGCTATCTATTTCAGATGATAAGCTCATGGAAAGCCTCCTTTAGCTTTTCCTTTAAGTAAGCAGGGGCATAATTTTCTAGTTGATCCATCCCCAGTTCAAACATATGGTAGCCAGGAATAAACTTCTCGGTTAGCATAATGCCCTCCTGCCCTGTTTCAGGGTCAAAAGCATTAGAGTCATAGCGAAATTTACCACTGGAATCAAAGGTTCCAGGCAACCAACGTTCATGCTGTTGATGCCCCTCTTCTACCAATTCTGCATAATCTACATTTGTTCCTACCTTCAGAATAAAATTTCTCCCTACCTTATCAAATTCCCAGATGTTATCCGGATCCCCTCTGGTAAAACTCCCTTTAAGCCGCCCATAGCCTACTGGAGTTCTCCGTTTAATTTCCCTTAAAAGATAAAAGCCCAACTGATCCAGCATCTCCTTGATAAGCTGTGGCATCTTCTGCTCTGCAATTCCAAAAAGAAGCTTTTCAAAGTAATCCAAACCATTAATGGTAAACCCATTAGCCATTACAATTCCCCCTCATAGGTGAGAATCACTTCAAT